ACAGGCGCACCAGAGCAGACAATGACAACATAATGGGCATAACCAGCAAGGTCGCGGTTAACCATCGGGTAGGCACCATCCTGCTTGGAGCCGACGATGAGCTGTTCAGGCAGGACACGATTGCAACGCATGTTGACGTGATGCTGATACAAGGCACCCTGAGCAAGAGTCATCGAGATGCGCTTCTGCACACGGAAGAACTGCGTGAACAACTGAGAATTGCTCAAAGGGACACGAAGCATGTTGTATGCCTTGGAGGCAGTGCCCGGATCGGCATTGTCCATGTTAGTGAGGCCAGCAACAAAGGCACTCCATGGATCGGCAGTAGTGTCAACATCGGACTGATCACGTTTACGCATGATGTCATACACCACGATGTTGGCGATAGTCTTGGTATTGTTCTGAATCTGCACAGACCCGGCAACAGACTCCAAGAAGAGCTTACCCGTCTCCTTTGATGGAGGTCCACTGGGAGTAGTGGTCTGGGTAATGAGACGATTGATCTGGGCGTTACCCATGAAGGGAACGAAGCCTGAACCCGTGCCGCCTTCAGAGGCATCAATGTGTTGACTACCTTGGGTATAGTCAAAGGACGGCATTCCTTGGGCAAGAGCCACGCGTCCAACCCGTCCAAGTTTCACTGAGCGGCGAAAGGAGCCGTGGCCCACGGTGCCGGGGCCTCCTGTGCGAAGTAGCTGTCGAGCTCCTCGCTTAGGTCCATAGCTACGCTTCCGGGATCCCAGTCTACGACGTAGGCTGGAGGGACGGCCACGCTTGCGGCCAGCCATACGGCGCGAAGAACGGAATTTAGCCATATTGTACAATCAAAATAGCAGCAGCGCATTCAAAACAATGAAGTGAGTACTTCCCAACAGTTATACTAGTCAAACAACTGAAACACAAATTTCTCATTTTAGCGCACGTAAAATGGGTGACCAAATTGACAACGCTGGGGGTAATACTATTTCCCCAGCGAAGCAGATAAGGGTATGGTGTTTTACCCTTAATAATCCCACTTTAGTGGAGATTGACAAGATTGACGCAAGTTTCAAGGTTAACGCCAAGAAGTGGGTGTTCGCCAAGGAGGTGGGTGCATCAGGTACACCCCATTTACAAGGGTATGTGGAGTTCAATGGACCCAAAAGATGGGCAGGTGCAAAAGCATGCATATGTGAACGTGCACACGTAGAGCAGGCGAAAGGGAATGCTGCGCAGAACTACGCATATTGCACCAAGGAAGTTTTTGGTGGCCAACTGTGGGAAAAGGGGTTCCCACCTGCACGCGCGAAAGTACTTTCGCCAATCACCACTCCTCGCCCATTTCAGCAGAAAATCCTGGACATGGTTGCGCACAAGCCAGATGATCGCAAGATCTATTGGTACTGGGATGCGCATGGCAACACGGGAAAGACTGCGCTTGCGAAACACATGGTTTTGACAATGCGAGCTTTGTACGTCAACGGCAAGGGCAATGACGTCAAGTACGCTGTCTCCGAAATGTTCAAGAAGCAAGACATCGACGTGGTGGTCTTCGGATTCCCACGCACCTGTGGACCAGAGTATGTGTCATACGGAGCACTGGAAGAGGTGAAGGATGGGTTGGTATTCTCTCCCAAATTCGAGAGCGGAATGTGCGCTTTCAACCCTCCACACGTGTTGGTATTCGCCAACTTCCCTCCAGACACGTCCAAACTATCTATGGACAGATGGCATATTGAGGAGATCAACCCGCCGGAGCCTCTGCAGACCACGGCAGTTCCGCTGTACGATGCAGGATGGATCCAAGGGTACCTGGCGACGAACCCCGTGGCCTTCCCGGCGACTCCTCACCCGGCCGCCGCTGGGGCTGGACTCCCTGCGGCTCTTCAGCCGCAGTTGGGGCAGGGCTTATAACCTGCAGGTCGGCGTGGTCCAATCGCATGCGCTATTCGGCAAGCGATGAGTAGAGATATAAAAGTCGATTCACAATTGTTGTGAGTCAAATTACGCAAAAATGAGACCTCGTATCGGTGCTGACAAGATCAGACTATGGAACGCGACAGGAGCTAAGCCTTACAACAGGCTCTCCCCGCAAGTACAAGCCATGGTGACTAGCAACTCCCATACGTACAGGTCGATCAAGAGGCTCGCCGGCATCTGTAGGGCGTCTGGGGGCATACGGTCTAGGTTCGGACCATGGTTGAGGGGGTACGAGAGGTATGGACTGACAAATTTGACTAGGTATTTGAGTAGAATTTAGAATGCACACATTATCCTGGACCCGAACCCGCTGCTCCCGTACCGTTATTAGTAGAGACAAGACCAGTTCCAGGGTTAAGGAACAACTCGTTCGCCATATTCTGGACGGCAGGCAGCTGATTGCTGTAGTACACGTTACCGTTCGAGCCGGCCATCTGGCGGTACTTCGCGCGGGCACTCCACACGACATCAAGAGTACAAGAAGAAGAAGTGGACTTGGGTGCTTCTACAGACGTCTGATACACAGGCGCACCAGAGCAGACAATGACAACATAATGGGCATAACCAGCAAGGTCGCGGTTAACCATCGGGTAGGCACCATCCTGCTTGGAGCCGACGATGAGCTGTTCAGGCAGGACACGAT